GATACAGCACTTATCTAATGATTGAACTCTTGACGCAAACTGAGTTTGCCTGGGCTGCTAATCACACCATTGCTGAATTCCTTGCAGGATACATCTTTGGAGCAGCACTTATTATTGGAGCACCTGGGGTATTCTTCTTCATTGCTTTTATGCCTGCATTACAACGCACCAAAGGAGCAATGGTTGGGTATAGTGATCACAAAACATATGGTGATTCCTCTACTTATGAAAACACACCAGGTTCTCAACTGGACTATTCAAAAGCACTTTTAAAAACATCTATTTAAGGGTAAAAACAATGAACGAAAAAGCAGAACGCATTAATGGTTGGGCAGCTATGCTTGGTGTAGTTGCAGCAATTGGATCTTACGCAGCAACAGGTCAACTGATTCCTGGCATTTGGTGATGGGATTTATAGCAATGGCAGTGCTGTTGCTGCTACCAATCGCTGCAGCGGTAAGAAACTCATGACTTATGATTGGACTATATTTCAAACACTTATCTTTGTTATCACGCCATTTTTTGTAATGCTTGCACTAACTGAGGATGAGGACGATGATGGTCCACCGGACGGAGGAGTGATGACACCAGCATTTGCACCATCACCCTCTTGACAAAAAATAAATAACCCAGTATCATTGGAGCACAGCGTTGCTCCTTTTTAATGCTCAAAAAACTGATCGACAAACTCTTCTCTCAGAAAATTTCTGAAGAAAATATTGAGTGTGCAATTGACGAACAAATAGTTGATTGTGTGGAGATAGATGAGGACCCCTATGTAGGAGTTGTTGCTCCAGTTGATTTATGTCCTGATGAGTGGTTTTCATCTTCATATGGACAAACAAGTTATGATATTAAACATGAAAAGGAGTTTGCTGGTAACTACCAAGGACCCCTCTATGCACCCTATACTGCTGTAGATGCGTTCAAGAAGGAGTCTATTGGTGATGACGGTATGCATCAAAAGATGTATGATATTGCCACACAAAGTGGAAAGACAACCGTTCAACTAAATCCTATTGGGGGATCCGAAAACTTTCAAGGCGGTTCAGAAAATGTCCATCGATGATTGGCGCTACAACGATCAGAAAATGAAAGTACGTGACCATGCACTCAGAATTCTTCTAGCAAAGTTTGGAGGACAAATGGAAGGAGTAGTCCCAAAATACTCAAACCAATCCATTTATGAGTGCGCTAACGATTGGGTATCACAGGGCAACATGCATACAGCAGGCATAACAAAATACTACGAGGCATATTATGCAAAAGGTAATTAATGTATTAGCAGTTTTATCATTCTTAGGACTGACTAGTATCTTGGCAACATCTGGTTATGTTTATTCGCGAAGAGATGCGATTGCTGAGCAAGTGGCAGAAAATGTCACCAGGGCAGCGACAGAGGCTATTGCAGACGTACTTCCTGGTATGCTAGACGCCGCCATGCCTGAACTCCCTGGTGCTACTGGTGGTGTTGTCGGTAGTCCTGCTGGCGGTGCTGCTCTTCCATTTTAATCTATTATGAAAAAACTTATGATGGCACTGGCAGCAGCACTTATCGCTGCTCCAGTCATGGCAGATCCAATAAAAGAAGATGATTACTTCACTCCTCATGCTCAGGGGTGTATGCTCCTAAGAGAATGCACCGAAGATGTCAACAAAGTCGAAAGTATCGCAAGCATTGCTGATTATTATCCCGATAGTGATTTCACTGGTGTTGCTGACGAGTTTCACGGAATGCTCCTTGCCCTTGAGCAGGTCGGAGTTAACGTGTTTTTAGCAGATGAAAAATATTTTCCCGTTGGTCATCGTGGAGTTTATCATACCGTTGGTAATAACTTTTTTCTGAATAAGGCATTCATGCATCGTCCTCATGTTCTCATGAGTGTGATGCGTCATGAGGGATGGCACGCTGCACAGGATTGTATGGCAGGTACTATTGAGAATAGTATGATTGCTATCATTATGGATGAGGATAAGGTTCCTCAGATTTGGCAGGACATTGCTACAAAAACATATGAATTCCAACCATCTGCTATTCCATGGGAGAAGGAAGCATTCTGGGCAGGTAAGACTGAAGGAATGACCATGAAAGCATTGCAGTCTTGTGCTGCTGGGACTATGTGGACTGACTATGACCCCACACCTATGACCCGTGAATGGTTGGTTGAGAACGGGTATATTTCTAAATAGAGTTGCCTTACTTGTGACTCATGTCTGAAGAAGTAAAAGAGGAAAAGAAAAAAGGACCTATTGGAAAGTTGAAAGAAAAGATTGAGGACGCTGACGAACAGTTGGCAGTCCTCAGCACCCTAGTAAGACTTGGCATTCTGGTCTGGTCTGGAGGTATTCTAACTCTTAACTATGTGACCATCCCCGGTTTGCCACAGCAGAAGATCGATCCGACCTTCATAGCCAGCGTGTTCACTGGAGTTTTAGCTACGTTCGGGGTTCAGACGGCGAAGAAGTCTGGTGATGGTACAATGAAGATGAATGGTGCTGGTGCTCCTGGTACAGTAACTAAAAAAGATATGGAGATGCTTATCGAGAAAGCAACTCAAGCAGCTCCGGCTCAAATCATTCGTATTGAACAAGCACCTCTAAGTATTACAACATCTCCCGCAAAGAGTGACGAAAAATACAAGATGTGACCTAAATAATTAGGTAGTCGGAACAGGTTTCCCATGTATCGGGAACCGCATTTACAGAAGAAGTCAGATGAGTGTGCTGCTTTGTGGAGGGAGTGGCACACTTTGTGGCGAAAAAAGCATTAGGAGCTCCTGACGCGAGAGAAAAATGGGGTGAATGTGTGTGTGAATTCGGGAAAATGATACGTCAGGAAGTCAAAACAAACACTAGGTATTCATCCTTAGATATGTGATAGATAGTGTAGTTGCATAAACTTTATGAAGTTTATTCTCGCACTATTTGCTACATTATTTCTGGCAACTCCAGCGTTCGCAGTAGACGTTCAAATGGGTTATGAAGGCAATCTTGTCTTTGAACCATCTGAAGTAACCATCTCTGCAGGAGAGTCAGTTCACTTTGTCAATAACATGCTACCACCTCATAATGTCATCGTTGAGAACCGTCCAGACTTAGGTCACGAATCCTTGGCAATGTTGCCAGGAGAAGAGTTCGACGTTGTTTTTAATGACGCTGGAGACTATACTTATTGGTGTGCTCCACATAAAGGTGCTGGTATGATAGGAACTATTCACGTACAATAATGGCACAATATTCAATCACAGTTCATACACAAGAAGGCACACAAACTTTTGAATGCGCCGACCATACTTACATTCTAGACGGTGCAGATGAGGCAGGTGTAGACCTTCCATATTCTTGTCGAGCAGGAGCATGTTCTTCTTGTGCTGGTAAAGTGCTTGAGGGTACTGTCAACCAGGAGGAACAATCTTTTCTTGATGATGACCAAATTGAAGCGGGGTTTGCACTACTATGCGTGTCGCTACCAGAATCAGACTGCGTAATAAAGGCGGAGGCAGAAGAGGAGTTGTATTGAAGATGATGACAGACGACGAAAAGAGAGAGTTCTTTAAACAACTGAGGGAAAGAATTCACCAACTTCGTATGTCACATCTATTTGAAGAACCATGTCCTTTGTATGAGGATGAAGATGATGAACACTTTTAATACATTCATACTTGATATTACTGTATCGATTATCGACTTTCTTTATAGGGGTCGAGACTACCAAAGGTTTTGGGTTCTTGAAGAAATTGCAAGAGCACCTTACTTCGCTTTCTTAAGTGTGCTACACTTAAGAGAATCTATGGGATTACGTGGTCCAGAACACATCTATCTGATGGAGGAACATTTTGCTCAAACTCTTAACGAAACAGAACATCTGGAATACATGGAAAGCAGGGGCGGTAATGCTTATTGGATTGATCGCTTTGTTGCCAGACACCTCGTACTCATCTACTATTGGAGCAATGTGGTTTATTACTGGTTGGCTCCTCGCCTTGCATACCATCTATCATATGAAGTAGAGCTTCACGCTGCCGAAACCTATAACAAGTTTCTTTGCGACCATGAAGACAAACGTATTGAAGAGATCATGCAAGACGAGATAACCCATGCTGAGGAACTACACAAAGCGATAGAGTTGATCAAATGAGCACATTGTTTGCATTTGCTTTCATAGTGTTGCTAGTTTTTGTAATGGAACTAACATGGCCAATAAAATATAGGGGGTAATTTATGAAAGTAGGACTTATCGGATTAGGTAGGATGGGCGAAGGCATGGCCCGCCGTATGATGAAAGAAGGTATTGAAGTTTGGGGTTACAGACGTAACTACAAGAAAGCAGAAGAAGCCTTTGAAAAAGGTTATGTGAGTGGAGTGACCACTGATATTGAAAACCTTGTAAAGCAAGTTCATCATCAAGATAATCAAGTTGGTAAATGTCCTGGTATCTTTCAACTTGTTATTCCCGCAGAATTAGTAGAGGAGACACTTGATGAGTTACTACCATTACTTGGCGACGGGGATATTATTATTGATCATGGCAATAGCAACTTTAAGGATTCTAGACGGAGAGCAGAAAGGCTTTCTAAGTATGGCATCCAATATATTGACTGTGGTACTAGTGGTGGAGTTTACGGTCTGGAGCGTGGATACTGTCTCATGGTTGGCGGTTCAACTGGCGCAGTATCTGTCTGTGCCCCCATTTTCCGCGCCCTTGCACCTGGTATTACCGCTGCAGCCCGCACAGACCCACACACTAGGGCAACCAGTGCTGAGTACGGTTGGTTACACTGCGGTGGACCTGGTGCGGGACACTTTGTCAAAATGGTCCATAATGGTGTAGAATATGGAATCATGCAAGCGTATGCCGAAGGGTTTAACATTTTACATCATGGTGATCTTGGTT